GGAAATGACCAACATCCTGCAGCAAATGTTCAGTAATCAAACTGACATTGCTGCAGCTGTCGAGCTAGTCACATATGAAGTAGGCAATACGCTGACTCCTTTAAGGGACTCATCGATTATGTCTGAGCTTTTCCTTGAGGAAATATCCAAACTAATGGGTATCATGGTCAAAGGAATTGACACTCTGGCAAAAAACAAAGGAGGGGCGCCTGGTGGTGGCAATAGCAGTCAGTCAATCATACCTTCAGCTAGTGATATTGTTAAGTCAATTACTTTTGGCGTTTTCCCAAAAGTAGTTAAGGCATATGCAAAGGGCATGCGCAATTTGATTACGGAATTGTCAGATATCAATGATGTATCACTCGAAAAACTAAAGACATTCTCAGAAGCATCAAAGGCAATATCTGAATTTGCAAAGATCAGAGTTAGCGGAGTAATTAAAGCTGGAGTAGCATCACGTCTACTAGGGGGAAGCATAAAAAGTTTTGTTGAAACTCTAAGTAAATTGAGTGATGCCAGTGTTAAAAAGCTGTCTGCATTAGCTGAAGCATTTTCTGATTTCAATAAGGTAGAGGCGGGTCCAATGCTGAAATTTGGATTGGCTTTAATCTTCATAAGAAAGCCACTAACGGATTTCATCGATGCAATCAATAATACAACAGTTGGTAATTTTGTAAAATCCGCCGATAATATCTCAAAGGGTGTTACTAAACTTGGTAAGGCTGATGTATCATCTCTAACAAAACTTGGTAACACTATTCTAAAAGTAGGAGGAGGCTTTATCCTATTTGCCGGTGGACTGTTTGTTCTTGGAAAATCTCTTAAGACATTCTCAGAAGTTAAGTGGGAAGATTTAGGTAAGGCCGGTCTTGTGATTGGTGGAATTGTTGCAGCAACATACGGTTTATCAAAAATACAGGGGTCATTGCTAAAGAGTGCATTAGGAATTGCTGCAATGGGTGCAGCTTTGGCAGTAACTGCAATTGCGCTTCGTACATTTGAATCTGTTAAGTGGGAAGATTTAGGTAAGGCGACAGTTGCACTTGGCGGACTAGCATTGCTTGGCACTTTCTTAGGGAAGTCAATGGCAACGATCGCAAAAGGAGCATTGGCTATAGGATTACTTGGAGCTTCGCTAATTCCATTAGCATTTGGTCTTAACCTTCTAAAAGATGTCTCATGGAAATCTTTAGGTATAGCTGCTGTTGCATTAGTTGGCCTAACGTTAGCCGCTGCTGGATTAGGCGCATTGTTAATGGGACCACAAGCCGCATTGTTTGCAGCAGGAGTACTTGCAATTGCTGCACTTGGTGCTGCATTGATACCTTTGGCTTATGGACTAAATGTTCTAAGTAAGGTTGACATGAAAGCATTTGAAGGTCTAACCGGTGTAGCAGCATCTTTGGCTAAAGCATCGCTGCTCCTATTACTGGCAGCTCCTGGAATGACTCTGGCAGGCGCAGCGATGCTACCTCTATCAGCTGGATTGACTCTATTGAAATTAGCAATAGGAGATGATAACAAAATTGGAGAATTCTTCGATTCATTTAGTGAAAGAATTTCTAAGCTTGACGGGGGAATGTTATTTGGTATCGCCGGAGGTATTGCTGCAATAGGAGCAGCAATTGCTGGGTTTGGTGTTGGTGAAGCAGCAGCTGGCTTAGGTAATTTTATCGGCAAGCTTCTATCATTTGGAGCAGATAGTCCGCTTGAAAAGCTGATGAAGCTGTCAAAGGAAGGATATAATCTAATTGGTATTGGTCAGTCTATCAAGGCTATGGGCGAAGGAATGAAGTACATATCTGATTTGAATACTGATTGGGCTTCATTTGGTAGCTTCCCTTGGGATAAGATTGAGGAACTTAAGGACTTCAAAACTCCGATTCAAATCATTGCATCCAATTCGCCTGCTGCGGCCGCATCTAACGGGCTCAGCACAGTAACTCCATCTCCAGCTGATACCGTATCAGCAATCAATAGTCCAGGTAATTCAGGTGGTGGAATGATGGTTGTCAACAATGTCAGCCGTGGAGGAGACGTACACAATGTCTCGAACAGCAACGTCAATCAAAACTTAAATGGCGCCGCTGGTCCAATTCTGACCGGCAGCGCCATGGGGTTATATGCTTACTAAGCAGATGCGGTATTAACCACGTGCAAGCTTAGCAAAGTAGCTGATGTCATCATCGTCTCCTTCGGATGATGTACCGCCGTCAGACGTGAATGGAATGTCATCATTGACATCGTCATATGAGCTACCAGCTGCTGGTGCTGCTTGTGCTTCAACGGCACGACCTCCATTAACTGCTTCTTCGCCAAGAACCTCGATGAGCTTCTTCTTGAGTTCAGTGTAGGACTTGTAGCTCTTCGGATCGACGAAGTCGGATAGGCTATGGAGCTGGCCATAGATTTCCTCAAGACGTGCATCGTCACCGCCAAAGAGTTCGGTTGGTTTATCAAACTCGCTCTTATCATAGTTACGATATCCTTCGAAGTTGCGAATCTTCAAGCGGAAGCTTGCGCCACCCCAGAAGTCGAACGGATTGACCGGCGTCTCGTCCTGGAATTGCGGTTGCATCAGATCATTGATCTTGTCAAAGATCTTCTTACCATATTTGAAGATAAATACCTTTCCTTCATTTGCTGGATTAGCAGGATCGCTAACAACCAGGATGTTAGAAACGTAATGCAGACGACGCTTACGATCGCGTGCAACTTCCTTGTCTTTTTCATTACCGCTGTTCCAAAGAACAGAGTTGAGTTCAGAAACTGGGTCAGTCTGACCGATGCTGGTCAAGCTGTTCTCAATGTACCAACGACCAGTTGGTCCCTTGAATCCATGATCCCAATAGCGAACCCATGGAAGATCTTCACCTTCCTTAGCAGGGAGGAAACGGATAATAGCATACCCGTTACCAGTCTTATCGACGGTTGGTGCCCACAGACGATCATCGCCATAGGTTTTAGTTCCGCCTGTCTTTTCAGCAGCATTCACGAGTTTTGAGATTGCGGCTGCACGATTTTGTTTCAGTTTATCAAACGACATATGTTTTTGTATTGTTGTTGTTGTTGTATTGCGTTGTATGGTTATTATATACTATTTGTTTACATATGTAAACGAATTTAGTACATTTTGTTTTGCCTTCGAAACATCAATTTTCGATCTTAAGAAGGGCTTGTAGCGAGAGACACGGTAGGTAATGTCAGAGACAATCTCTAGCGGGTCGCTCACAAACTTATTTATACTCGACGTGTAGTTCACCAATGTGTCGAGGATTACTAACGTCTCGATTGGAAGTTTTCCTCGAGTGTATGCCTGGTAAATCGGCGGCATGTCTTCACGTGAAGACGGCTTGATGATAGAGTCAAATGAACTTGCATTGTTAGACAAGTCTGACATTGCAGAACGGAAGTCATAGTCCATTCGTTGAACGCGGCCTTGCCATCCTGCATAAGAATCGTCATTCATTGAACCAATCCAAGTATTCCCGTCTAGCAGGTTTGCAAGGAAGTATTCGATTGTAGAGTTCTTATTCGGATATGCACGTGCTATTTTCTCAAATGCATAGCGCTGCCGATACGCCATAAATGTTTCACGCTTGCAGCGCGGACCATTAAAGTTAAAACGAAATGCGTCATAGCCGCTGTCCTTACGGAAATGCAATGACAGCGCAGTGTATATACTCCAAGCGTCAAATGGGGTTATAGTTGTTTCATCTGAAACACTAATCATAGACCGAACAGGCTATTTGGTTTTGGTAATAGGTTGTTTCGTTGTGCTTCAGCTTTAAGCTTTTCTTTAAGACTTCCGCCAACAAGCTTAGCGATGTCCTCAGGGTCAATACCTTTCATATCACACACGTGAATGATTGCTTCAGCATAACCCATACTTTCAGTACGAACTAATGCCTCAGCCTGAGAAATTAGATCTGCTTTAGTTAGGATAGGAATGATTGTTTCAGGAGTAATATCTGTCATGGTCGATGTTCAAGTACTTTGAGAATAATAGTGTGTTCGTTTAGACGGCCATTAGCTTTCTTCTTAGTGATCTTAACTCCATCAAAGATTTTATCAAGCTTCTTCAGAGTCGACGATAGTACACCAGTAAGAATATCCTTTGGCTTGCGCAATGTGGCATGGAAGCTAAGCGCATCATCAAATCCTTTAAGTGATGTACCTTTAACTTCAAATCCATTGTTACCGCTTGCATAGTAAACACCAATTTGTCGAGTCTTGGTATTGAATATGTATAGACGTTGGGCGTATGGGATACGCGACGGTGAAACACTCTCAAGTGCATATTCTGCGGAGTTAGACTGATACTTAAGACGTTGCACTTGCTTATCGGCAGCCTTAGGCTTCTTAGTTCGCGGCTTACGCATTGCATTTTTGATCTTGCCATGCGATTCAACGTCAGCTTTAAAAGTCTCTAATATCGAAACGATCTTACGTAGGTTTGGCTTAGACATGTATGAATATCCTTCAACCAATTGGGGATCAGTCTTTTCGTATGCGCCTCGATATTCTTCGAGGTTGCGCTCAATCCATTTGATGATGTCGCCTAGACCTTGCGCAGGGATCTTATGATCTCTTAACATATTACCTAAGTTAAGAGATGCAACCGCTTTTGAAGTATCGGTCCAGCTATCATTCAGTTCATCTAAATAAATTAAAATATCTTTTTGAACACGTTCACGAATGCGATCCAGTGGCGTGATCTTCTTTTTTTCGTCCTGTTTTATCAGTGCGACCGCTGGAGTTTGTGTGTCAGCGTTAATCGTCTTAAGAGCTTTTCGTATATAACTATCTACCGCTTCGATAGAATCCTTTGGCTTTAACGGTACGTCTTCGTCATATCTCAACAGACCTTCAAAGTATTCTTCAGCCTGCGGGTGAATACTTGGCATACCCACGTCCATCATACGAATAAGCTTACCTACTGTTGTCGGAAGATACCATGGAGCTGAATCTTTAATTAGAGACATCTCATCTTTGGTATATCCATTCTTCTTCATCCATGACAAAACGATAGGCTTAAATGCATTGCTATCAAGATAGTAATTGTAAAAACGTAAAGCTTTGCTTTGAACTTGGTAGAACTTTTCTACTGTCCACTTTTCCCAATTGTGCCAATCGGGTTCTTCGCCGGTGTACTTAAAGTCAGGTGCATGAACCTTACCTGACTTGTTAAAGAGATTTGCCATATTCTGTTATTGTTTTGTAGAATGCATGTGCCTTTTGATATGATTCGGAATGTTGAACACCTTTAGGTCTTTCATAATCACCAACAACTGCATTTAGATTGTCGATATATGTTAGCCACACGCGCGGTGACAATGTCTTCTCAGCCATGTGCATCGCGTCAAGACTATGGTAATAATCCAATTGAATTGTACCACAGTGATTATTGATCTCAGTGTTAATTGTTTCGGATATCATATTACTTCTCTACCCAAAGGTCAAGTGATTTTAGGATTGCCTCGGTTCGCATATGAGGACGACAAGAAAGAAACATAACTGTCATCTCAATTGGAGAAAAAACATCGGATGGAGCGATTTCTGAATTGCCGTATGCGTCATCAACCCATCGCAATTCATCAAGGCTATTGTAGAAGTCATGTATGATGACAAGACGTTTTTTATCATCATACCCATGGAAGTTAGACCCAATTCCAATCCACTTACCCGTGAATTCATCAGGATTTAATCCGACGAGACGAGCAAGCGCAAAATTTTGACTCCACTGATCCATTATGCAAATACGGTTGCGCTCTTAACATTAGCGATGATGAATGAACGCCATCCTTCAGCCTCAAGATCATATGCGCGAATCACGTCAGGATTGTCATCAACGAAGTTTTCATTCTTCGGAATCGGAGCATTGATGGCTCGTTTCAAATCGCGAGTGCAACGCATAAGGCGTTCACCGCCATCCTTTTTAGTAAAGATCACTTCACATACATCTTGTCCGAGAGACTGTAGGAGTGAATCGCGCGTAAGTTCAATATTGTTTTTCATATTGTTATTATAAATGGATTATGGTTGTATGTAAATCAAATTAGTGTCCGTCTGAAAGAATGTACATTGACATCTCGTACTTGTCCTTTAGACAACCCGGCTTAAGATCTGAGCTGTTATGCACATTGTCTGCATACTTTACAATGCGAGTGATTGGATTCTTTTTCGCACGCAAGATTGCTTGCAGATAAGTTTCACTTGGAATCTTAGTCAAAATCCGAACACAGCCCGCGACTTCTCCTCCAAATACCTCAAGCAATTCTTCATATGTAACATCAGTATCTTCAAGAACATCGTGAAGCAATGCAACCTTCTCAAGCAGTGAATTGTCAATCCAATCACTATCAACAATATCCTTTGCAATTGATGCAACCGCAATTGGATGCGTGATGTAAGGCGTGCCCGTAAACTTTCGGGTTTGTCCGGCATGCGCACGAGTGGAAAATTCCAAAACGTCAGAGTTAATGATCTTATCGGTATCCATACAACAGTATTATAAACAGATTCCTGGAAAATGTAAACAACATTATTTGTAATAATTTGACAAAATGATCATAGTTGTTCTAGGATAACCTTACAATTTTCAGGATTTGTATGATAGCGATTAAAGTAATCTACTGATTGACTACGCAAATACATCATTGCTAAACGAATCCATTCACCATGAGCAACAATCACAATGTCATCATGCGGATATCGCCCAATACGAACTTCTTGCAAGAAGGTCACAACGCGAACATACGTATCTGCAAAGCTTTCGCCGCTTACAGGTCGATAGAAGAAATTGAAATGCATGTTAGCATCCAATTCAGGGCTGTCGACAATTTCACGTAGGTTACCCCAGCTGCGTTCATACAACAGAGGAGATTCATGGATCGCTGCATACTTCCCGTCAAGAATACATTGCTTGTCAATGATCGACGCCGTTTCAGACGCACGCACAAATGGAGAATGAACAATCGTGAATGGACGGTTCTGCACCAAGTAAGATACTCGCTTGCCCGCCTCCTTTGCCTGTTCGCGCCCAAGGTCAGTAAGACTAATCAGATGATCATGCTGAGTGAAGTAATGCGAAGGATCGACATTCGCGACGCTTTGGCCATGTCGGATAAGATACAGATTTTTCATGAGTTTTCGTTTAGATATTCTTCGATCATATCTTTGATACTTTCGGGATTATACCAATTAAGAATGACACCATCCTCATTGATGTCAAAATTGATGTAATCGCCATATTCATTTGGAATAAAGGCTGGGACATAATCATGAATTGTCTCAACGATCATCCCATTATCCATAAGATTATATCGACCTGAATCGCATACCTTTAGATACACATTTGCCGATACGCCCTTTGGCCAATCGACAACACGTCCAGTGTCAAGTTCAATTGCCGGCGTCCATACGTTCTTTGTTCTGAAAGGGAAATCGTATGGAATGTCTTGGTCTTCATATCGCACTGGCACCTGAATCCAAACATGCGTCAATTGGATTTCCTTCGTTGTTTGAATTTCAACAATCATGCCTTTGCGGTCTGAGGGAATTTAGATGGGTCACCTGGTTCAAAGAGTTTGTTAAACTCATCGGCGGTACCTACCCATGAAACTATGTGTTCAAGACGATCACTCATTTCAGCATCATGCGCGATGATCTCCTTCATGCTTGAGAAGACTACACGCATTTGCCGATTAAGAGCGGTCTGGCGCCAAACACTACCTGGTCTTGGAAGTTGTCCTGTCATAATTACTTGTCAAGAATTAGAAGAATAGGACGTCCGTTACGATACGTGATGTTCCAGTCATAATCACGGTCAAGCATGATCCCATCACCTTCAATAGATACGCCAATGGAAAGGCCGCGAACCCATTCACCGGTGATAATCACCAAATCATCTGCGAGGTTATCTAAAGCACCTCCAACTTCGTTTATCCAACTGCGACCAAGCTTACGAGTAGCACGTTCCAAAATGTTTTTGCTTGGCGGGTTCTTTGCGTTCTCAAGTTCATTTCGGAGAACGCCCAGACGTTCTTCGGTCTCCTTAAGTTCACGCTGAATCTTATTCACAAGATCGCTGTTAATAGCCGTCGAGGTATCAACCTTTTCATTGACTTCAACGAATTTCCTAGCCGCATACCATTCAACGCAACCAGAATCATTGCGAATCTTGTAACGATCGGTGTATCCACAACGATCAAGCACCGTATAAGTGTCGTTGTTGTTGATAGATTGCGCGCTTCCTTTGTATTTTACTTTCATTGTGTTATGTATTTTTGTGTTTTAAGGTAGTGAATGATTTCGTCTTGTTGGCCGCGAGTATGCCATCCTTTCATCTTGCGACGAGCGGCAGATATCGACAGTCCATAATACTTGCGAGAAAATGAAATGTGCAGGACCAGCGGCACTTTCTTGAAGAAGATGCTTTGGCCATGGATTTCATAACGTGGTTCAGATGAATTCATCAATTTCCATTGGAGAGTGGGGCTCAGTGTAAGTCTGTTTTTTCTTTTCGCCTTCGCGACTTTTACGATCAAGAATCTGCTTACGTCCGTTCTTGAGAAGACGCGCACCAAGGCATGGATCCTGAGCGGTCAGCCATTGATCAAGTGTGTATGTACCGTCTCCTTTGTCATACAAAGGGCAAACGATTGGGTTAAACTTAGTTGCGCCGTTGGAATATTGAAAATTGATAGTTGCACGATTGCCTTTGAAAGAAAGGACAATTTTGGTTCCGTTACCTTTGCATTTGAAGTCATTCACGTCAGCCCAATGACGCAACTCTAGCAATTTACTGAGGATGTGACGAGCGTAACCTTTACGACCTTCAAGCTTACGCTCAGCGTAGGTCATAGGGCGAGTAACTGTGGTGCCTTTTGGCGGGGTGAAAGCAGAAACGGTGAAGTTCATATTATAGAGTAAGTGTGTATCCGAGAGCTTTAAGTTCCTTACAGACGATGCGGAATCTTTTTCGGTCGGCGAAGGTTAAGTTGGTTTTTGACTTGAGGATCAGCACTCGAAGTTCATCGAGGTAATCATCGACTTTTGATTCGTCTTGCATCTATTTAAGATTGATCGTTTTCGTTTTAATTCCATCAAAAATATACGCAACTGGATCTCCATTTATATCTCCAGAAACAGTAATCTCAGGGTGCTTATTTAGTAATGCAGAGAAATCCTTTTTGAATTTTTCGAGTTTCTTTTGAGCGTCTGTCATGTTATGTAGTGATTAGAATTAGTAAGCGCGAGCGACTGCGTAAAACTTTCCGTCAGAGGTTTTTTCGATCTCCCAATAGACTCGACGATTGCCGCAGTCACAACGACGGTCGAAGCCGTCCCAGCCGCTGCACTCAACTTGACCTTCCTCGAGGTAATCGTTGCAGTTCATGCCGTCAAAAGTATCAACACCGCCATTTGCTTCGGCATACGCCTTAGCGGCATCTTCAGCTTGTTCAGCAGTATCGTAATTGGTATTCATTTTGTAGTGGTTGCCTTACGGAATTATTATAAACGGAAAATGCTCGGATGTAAATATCTTTTTTCGTAAATTTTCACAAAATTTCGTATTTTTCGTCATTCTAGAACGCCTCGTGGCATTCCTGGCAGTAATTTACCCAGATCGGAATAAAGAGATGATTCTAGAGCACTACAGAGAAGATATGTACGACTATCTGTCTTTGACGCTAAAATGCGGTCAAATTCTTCTTTGAATGCCCTGACAGATGCAGACTCAAATCCAACTTGCGTTAACTGATGCTTGATGTTGTTGGCCAATTCTAGTGCGTCATCTCCAGTCAGCGTTGATAACCCCGCAGGACATCTTACTTGAATGAGAACATTATTGTTTTCCGCCGATATTACTCTTGCTTGAAGACAAGGTAATTCTCCGTTAGTTGTAGAAATTTTAGACATATCACCATGGACGGAAAGCACGTGCAAATCCGACAAAGACCAACACATACATGATTGCTCCAAGAATGACTAAACCAATCGGGACACTAATCAGCCACATCCAACCAGGCATGGAAATGCTATGCGATTTAGGTGATAGTGTTATTTTGAAGGAATCATCAAATTCAAATGATTCGGCAATCCATGCGGGTGAAACGTATCCAACTGGGAATACATTTTCATTTCCGCTACGGACTACAAATCCTTCGATGTATCGGTCCAGTTTGCGTCCAGTTGGAATAGCAATGATGTGAATGTCATCCCGTGTTCCTTTTAGGATTCGGCTGCGGCGATAACTACTCTTTTCATGGTCAGTATACCACTGACTGTATTCTTCGTTTGTCATGCGAGTTGGATAGCAGCTTCAAATTGTTCCTTGATCTTGTCAAGCGAATCGGCTTCAGTCTTGTCCTTACGGAATTCAGCAAATCGTGGAAGGAACAGGCTCCACTTCTTACCTCCGCGCGAAGGTTCCATGATCATATTAGAGTCAACCGACATAATCGTACCGATGTAACTGTCGATGCTTTCGAAGATTTCCTTACGATGACTGTCGGTAAAACCAGAGACAGCGACCTCAAGCAGACCGTCAGATGATTCACAAATTAGCGAGCCAAACAAGTCCTTGTTCTTGTTCTTACCAGGACGCCAGCCAGTGATAACCAATTCACATGTAGCGGTCAGCTTAAACTTGATCTTAAACTTGGAAGTACTGTCAACCCATGGAGCGTTTGGCTCAGACAGAATAGTACCTTCCTTGCCAGCTTCAAGCATTTCACGATAGTGTGCTTTTGCTTCGTCCATGTTGTGGACAACCCGAGTGTCGATGACTGCGATTGCCTGACTATGTTCGCCAAGTTGAGCCTCAAGCGCAGTGAGACGCGCAAGATAGCCAACGTTGTACTTAACCTTGGTCTTTACTTCGGACAGCGGAATCTGATCCCATGCATGGTAAATCGGAGAAAAGCCGTCAGGCCATACTCCACCTTGCGCAATCTTGTTGAGCATACCATTACCAATTTCCCGCGGCTGAACTTCGCCAGCAGCATTGATTACAAGCAGCTCGCCTTGAGTCTGCGTGTTATCGTTGAGCATTTTCTTTGCGGCTTCAACAATACCTGGGAAGGAGTCGGTGTCAAACGGCTTACCACTGCGGGACATCATTGCGATATCTCCAGTGGACTTGTTGATTGTGCAGTACATTCCGTCAGCCTTTTCCTGCGAAATCACACCCTTCTTCCAATCCCAAGTAGAGAACTTAGCATCCTTTGGTAGTGCACAGCGCATATAAGGGAAGTCAGGAATGATGCCTTTCTTTGCCTTATTGACAGTGGATTCACCGAAGCCTGCCTTAGGATCCTTGTTAAGAATACGGATCATGAGGTCAGCGGGAAATCCAGCAGCAACCAAGCGACCGCAAGCATAACGCGCTTCGTTTCCAGATACATTCCGTTTCGCCAATTCATCAAAGATAAAGTAAGCGTCATCAGAATTCCAGGTTGATGGAGCATCGGTCGCTGGCTCGAAGTTCTTGATGTAGAATCGCTTGAACGGATTCAGCATCAGCACAACGACCTTTTCAAAGTCAGGTGTGTTTTCAAGGTGCTTCTTGACGAGCGCTTCTTTGTCCTTCTTACCAGGAACGCTAGCAATTTCGTTCAGAGCGGATAGTACGTTTTCAAATGTTTTCATATTAATGTGGTTTTGAGATGAGTGTAAAATTGTTGATGTTAAGACGCGCAATGTATCTTTTAGGAGTTCTTACGGTAACAATGTTTTCCTTTACGGCAAGTACCAAGTAAGATAGCGTGACGGGCTTGTCATTAAAGGTCTTGGTGATTTTAAGAGTATCCCCGCGTTTCATATTAGTATTCAGCTGCTTCGGCGAGGTCTTCGTAGCGATCCCGGATCGCGCGATCCTCATGTGCCGAATTCATCCAGTTGGAGTATTCTTCTTCGGCCTTTTCATAGACGCGATCGGCTTCTTCTTGCTCAGCTTGTCGTCGGCACTCAATGCGAAGGCTATTGACCTCAGCGGTCAGCTCCTCAACGGTCGACTGCATCAGATCGAGGAAGTCCAACCGGTATCCGTATATCTCCTTATTGCCGTCATAGATTTCGCATGCAAGGTTGTATTTGATGAAGTCCTCAACCGTGAACACTTCGCACGTGTTCCAGTGCTCAAGATCCTCAACGTGCGTCGTAGCGAAACGATGTGGATCGGCGGAGACCCACTCAAGGGTTTTGCGGTTTTCGGCTTGGATGTGGGCGAGTAGAGCGGCAGATTCGGTAGTCATGTGGTAGTATCGTTACAGAATTATTATAAACGGAAACGCCCGGAATGTAAATAACTTTTTTCACAAAAATGCATAAATTTTCGTCAAAATTCCGAAAATTACGATTTCCGCATCATTTCATCCAAGAAATGAGATAGTCGTCATCACGTGAATCCACCGCATATTCGAGTTGACGAAGTCTTCGGACAGCAATTTCGCTTAGATGATCAACGCTTGTGGCAAACCATCCTTGCGCGGCCTTTACTCTTAAAAGCACGTCAAGCTTTTCGAGTTCAACTTTTGCGCTTTCTTCATCGAGGCGATTCTTCGCCTCAGTCGCAATGTCGTTTAATTCAGATGCAGAGATCATAGTGTGTTTAGTAGTTGTGTTTGCAGTTCTTCATCGGAAAGTTCGTTTGCTCGTTTCATACTAAGGTATTTGTTTCAGGTTCAGCAGTCATCCAATGCTCGTCGGTTTGGACATGATTAGTACGGACATACTTAGCGACGCTCTTCGAGAAGTCCTTCATGCGGAATGAATCGGCTAGGCGAATTACATAACCTTCACTGCGTGAGAAGTCCATTTTATTTTGAATCTCCTTGATGATCGGATAGCTATAGACTCCGCTATAGAGAACAGGAACAGTCTTCAGCCCAAGAATCTCAGCCC